TGGCAAAACATATTTTTTGACGGAGACTCAAAAGACGATCAAGGCATCTCAAAAGCGAGAACCAATGGTCTTAGAACTATCAGACAATTAGTTGATAGTATGTTGGGTGTTGATCCAAAAGATATAACACCTGAAACTAATGCCAAACGTAATATTCCTGGTCTTGACGCACTTAATGGTCAAGAGTATTGCATTAAGATTGGCATTGAAAAAGGTACTCAAGGCTACTCTGATAAAAATAAATTAGTTGCTCCAATTTCTATGGATCAAAAAGGATTTATCCCTAAAGGTAGTGTTGGACAAGTTGCACCACAAGTGCAGCCGTCTCCAATTGCTCAACCACAAGTTCAACAACAAGGAAGTGTTGTTCCACCTTGGGCATAAGGGTTTATGAATTTCTAGCGGCAAGACTTTCCTTCGTCTGCTAGAACTCGTCTGGGTAGTACGAGTGCCGCCAAACTACCCACTTATCATCTAGCAATGAGGGTATTATGATACTTAGACCATACCAAAAAATAGCCGTTGATGACGCATCAATAGCATTAGATAAACATAAAAATACTATTGTAGTAGCACCTACGGGAGCAGGCAAAACAATTATGCTTTCTGCTTTAATAGGTAAAAGATATAAGAAAGGCAAAAAGATACTTGTCTTGCAGCATAGAGATGAACTTGTTAGCCAAAACAAAACAAAATTCACAAGAGTAAATCCAAAAATAACAACAAGTGTAGTAGATGGTACAGAGAAAGATTGGTCTGGTGATGCTATATTTAGCATGGTACAGACGCTTTCAAGACCGAACAATTTAGATAATATGTGTAACTTTGACATGATTGTAGTTGATGAAAGTCATCATGCTATTGCAGAGACCTACACAAGAATTATTAATCGAATCAAAGAAGCGAACAATTCAGTAGAAATAGTAGGCTTTACGGCTACTCCTAATCGTGGAGATAAAAAAGGGTTACGAAATATATTTAATAATTGTTCGCATCAAATAGAAATTACTACACTAATTCGTGAGGGCTTTCTTGTGCCACCAAAAACATTTGTTGTTGATGTTGGTGTCAGACAAGAATTAGAAAATGTTCGCAAAACTATATCTGATTTTGATATGGGTGAAGTTGAACGTATTATGAATAAACGAGCCATTAATGAACGTATTGTAGAAGAATGGAAAGAGAAAGCTGGCAATAGAAAAACTGTTATATTTTGTTCTACTGTCGTTCATGCTCAAGATGTTTGTGATGAATATCGTAGAGCAAATGTAAGAGCCGAATTGCTTACAGGTGAAACTCCAAGCGATGAAAGAAAACAAATACTACACGATTTAGAACATGGAGATATTCAAGTCGTTGTTAATGTGGCCGTGCTTACAGAAGGGTTTGATGCTCCACCAGTGAGTTGTATTGTCTTAACAAGACCTTGTTCTTACAAGTCAACAATGGTGCAGATGATTGGTCGTGGCTTGCGAACAATAGATCCTGAAGAACATCCTGGAATTATTAAAAAAGATTGCATAGTTTTAGACTTTGGAACAAGTGTATTAACTCATGGTTCATTAGATGAAACTGTTGACCTTGAAGGATCTGAAGGTAGAGGAACAGGTGCAGCACCTGAAAAGGTTTGCCCACAATGCGAATCTACTGTTCCATTATCTTCTCGTGAATGTCCTTTATGTGGATATGAGTTTGGTCAGCAAGAAAAAGAAGTTTTAGAAGACTTTATTATGACTGAAGTTGATCTTATGGATAGGTCTCCTTATAGGTGGGTTGATTTGTTTGATAATGGTCGTTGTATGAGTGCTAGTGGGTTTAATGGCTTTGGTATGGTCGCACACTTAGATGACATATCTATTGCCCTTGTAAAGCGATCTAATGGCAAATTAAGAGTGGTTAGTGTTGGTACTAAAGAACAAGCTATAGCTTCTGCTGATGACTTCCTAAGAGAGATTGAAGATAGTGATGGAGCAAAGAAAGGAAAAAGATGGTTAAATGAAGGTGTGACCATTAAACAAAAAGAAGCTTTGTCTCGTTCAGGCATTACTATTAGAGCTATGGATTTTAGTTGGAATAAGTATAAAGCAGCTTGTTGGTTAAATTATTTGTGGAATAAAAAAGATATAGATAATAGAGTTATGAGTATAGGAGAAAAAAATGCAGCGTAGTGAAGCGTTAAAAAAAGCCGAACAATTAATAACAGGAGCAAGAGCAAAGTCATATGGTGATTCTTATCAAACACATGAAAACATTGCTAAAATGTGGTCTGTTATATTAAAAAAAGAAATAACAATACATGATGTTTATAGATGTATGATTGCTTTAAAATGTGTAAGGCTTACTACAACACCTAAACATGAAGATAGCATGGTTGATATTATTGGTTATGCTGCTTTAGCTATGGAGGCTTTTGATGGAAAGAGTAAGACTTAATTATTCTATTAACATTGCTAATAAAGTTGGAGTTCAGGATGTTATTTATGGCAAAATGTATTTGCATACTTCTAATATAAATAGTGAAAACGAATTAATGGATAAAGTAACAGAAGCTATGGAAAATATTATGGTAGAATTAGACTTCGACATATTAGGTGGTTGTTGCAAGGTAATGTCTGGTGAAGAAGAAATTTTAAAATTAGATTTTTATTCACATGAAGATTTAGATGATGGAGAAAGTAGATGGATAGAGCCGACAATGAAAACAATTCATTAAAAAATGCTGCTAAAGTATTTGGTAAAATAGGATGGGAAACAAGATTATGCGATTTAACAGAAGAACAAATAGTAGCTATAATATCAGTTATTCAAGTATCAAGGGAGATAGAAAATGAGTTTGTCTGCGAGTATGTTACAAAATCTCATATTAAATACTTCGGGGCAATCCCTCAACCAAAAGGACTTGAAGACCTCCCCTTTTGAAGAACAAATAGCAGAATATGTTGACAAAGGTATTAAGAAAAAGTCAGATAGTATCCCAAGAAGAACATATTTAGGTGGATCATCACTTGGGGAGAAGTGTTCAAGAAAAATACAATATAGTTATATGGGTCAAGAGCCTGATGCAGATAGACATTTTAGTCCACAAACATTAAGAATATTTCAGTTTGGACATGAAATTGAAGATAGCATGGCTAATTGGCTTAAACAAGCAGGGTTTGATTTGAGAACGGAAAAGAAAACTGGAGAACAATATGGTTTTTCTATATCTGATGGTCAGATAAGAGGCCATATAGATGGTGTTATATGTGGAGGTCCCGTAGAAATGGGGTATCCATGTTTATGGGAAAATAAGTCAGCCAATGATAGGAAGTTTAAAGAGTTTCAATCAAAAGGTATGGCTAAAACTAATCCTATATACGCAGCACAAGTTGCATTGTACCAAGCCTATATGGAATTAACAGAACACCCATGTTTGTTTACTGTAGTTAATAAAAATACCAGTGAGATATATTATGAACTTATTCCTTTTGATAAATTTCTCGCTCAAGAAATAAGTGACAAGGCAGTTAACATATTACAAGCTACGAAAGCTGGTGAAATGTTACCAAAAATAGCACAGTCAAAAGATATGTTTGATTGTAAATGGTGTAATTATAAAGAGACTTGTTGGAGTTAAAAATAGACGACATTAAAACGTAGAGGAAAAATGTCGCCTATAACTTCAGCCAATGAAGTAAGGATAGTATAATGAGTATAGTAAGTTTTGGCAATGCTAATCGTGATTTGACATCAAGGGATTTAGTGGAATTAATAAGCGATAAAGTTCCACCACAAGTGCAAATAGACATGTTACGAGACACATATCCTAATGGTGTTATTAGAGGCGATGAATTTAATGTTGGCTCTTTAGACGGAGAGCCTGGAAAATCTTTAAAGATAGATATCAATCCTAGATCGCCTTGGTTTATGAAAGGCAATGACTTTAATGGATCAAGTGGTGTCGGTGGTATCGTAAAGATATTAATGGAAGGTCGTGGTATGAGACTTCCAGAGATAAAAGAATTTTTTGCAGATTATTTAGATGATTCTTATAGATTTGTCAGAGATGAAGCAGCACCTATCCCAACCGAATCAATAATAAACAAATCATTAAGACAACAAATAAACATCAATACTCCATTTGATAGCGAGCATTCGTATCTTAGTTTAGATGGTGAAGTTATATGTATGGTCAGAAGATACAATATGCGAGATGGGGCAGGCAATCCTACAATGGACGATCACGGCAAGCCTAAGAAAGAATTTCGTCAGTTTACGGGAAACAATCCATATCCTAAAATGCCTGATGTTAGACCATTATACAACATACCGAACATTTCTGCTTCTAATAAGGTTATATGGGTAGAGGGCGAGAAATGTGCTGATGCTCTTAATGAAATGGGATTTACTGCTACATGTACTATGGGTGGTGCGGGAATGTTATCTCGCAAATCATCTAGTCAGTTTGACTTTTCTCCGTTGCATGGCAAGGAATTAATCATATGGCCAGATAATGATAACGCAGGTAAAAAGGTAGCCGAACTTGTTCAAGACTTAGCTATGAATGCTGGTGCAAGGTCAGTTACAATGTTAACTCCACCTTTAGGTAAACCTGAAAGATGGGATGCTGCTGATGCAATTGCAGAGAGTTTTGATATCGGTCAGTTTCTAAGCACAACAGTAAAACATGTTAAAAGAAATATTAACTTACTAGACGATAGTTTGTTAATCAGCAGATTTGAAGGTCAAGCACCCGAACAAAAGTTTTTAATTGGTGAGACTTTGCCTCTTGCCGTTCCTATTATATTTTCAGCTTCTGGAGACGCAGGTAAAGGTATGATGACTTTGGACTTGGCTATGAAAGTTGCATCTGGTCAGCCAATGTCAAGTGCTTTCGGTGGTTATATTACCGAGTTCGGTAATGCAATTATATTTACAGCAGAAGATGATGAAGGTGAAATGCACAGAAGAATTGAACGCTTAGATGCGAACAATTCTAGGTTTAACTACGAACATGAACTTCGTGTTGTGTCATTACCTAATGTTGGTGGTGTTTTTCCTATACTTCAAGATTCCCATGATGGCTATAGAACTAGCGATGAGTTTGAAAAAATATATGAACAAATACTTCAAATGAATAATCTTAAACTTATCGTATTTGATCCGTTGGCATCATTTGTTCACGCTGATGTGAACTCTGATCCAGCGGCAGGTGCAGCTTTGACTGGACTTCTTGCAAAGATAGCTACAGAAACAGGTGCTGCAGTTATGATGTGTCATCATATGACAAAGATTAAAGATGATACTGTAGTGTCTTCTCCAGAACAAGCAAGAAACATGATTCGAGGTACGTCTGCTTTAGTTGATGGTGTTCGTTGTGCTTTTACAATATGGCAAGTTGACGAATCTACAGGTCGCAGAAGATGTCAGGACTTAGGTATTGAATATCAGAGAAACAGATGTTTTGATGGTGCAGTTGTTAAGTCTAACGGACCTGCAAGGCGTGACATTAGACATTTTATTCGTGATACGTTGACTGGATTATTAGAAGATCGGTCTGAAGATATTGCAAGACTTCATAGTGGAAGCAATCGTGAAATTAAAAAAGATGCTTTATTTGCATGGATTGCATTATGTGAAAGAGAAGGTAAAGCTTTAACACAGCAATCGGGAGCTGATGCTATCTTACAAAGAATGAATGCTGATCCAGATGCACCTAAAGTTTTAGAGAACTCTACACAGCGAACAATTGATGGATTAGTCAGAGAGTTACTTAATGAAGTCAGGCTTGCCAAGTATTCTTTTAGTAGAGCAGGTGGTCGTAAATGGCTTGGAACATTAGACGGAGACATGAGTCGAGGAGAATACGATGCAAGAACAGCAACAGAAAACCTATAGTCTTCCAGATAATAACGTCTGTATATCATTTAGTGGTGGTAGGACTAGTGCTTTTATGCTGCACCATATATTAGAAGCAAACAACGGATTGCCTAAGAATGCTATAGTTTGTTTTCAAAACACTGGTCGAGAAATGTCACAGACATTAGACTTCATTAATAATTGTTCGCAAAAATGGGGAATAGAAATTACCTGGCTCGAATATGATTTAAATGAAGAAAATAAACATATATTTAAAATTGTTCGCTATGAAGACGCAAGCCGCAATGGTGAACCATTCGATAAATTAATAGATAAACACGGCAGGTTGCCTAATCCTATGTCTCGTTTTTGTACGGGAAGTCTTAAAAGAGATACGACTGTTAAGTATTTAAGAAGCATTGGTTGGAATAAATGGCACAATGCTTTAGGCATAAGGGCTGATGAAAAGCATAGATGTAAGACTGAATTTAAACATGGCTTTTATCCGTTATATCCAATATGTGATGCAAATCACACTATACATGATGTTGATAAATTTTGGAGTAAGCAAAGTTTTAAACTTGATTTACCAGTGGTTAATGGAAAAACCATTAAAGGTAATTGTGATTTATGTTTTTTAAAATCTGAATCACAGCTTGCATCTATGGCAAGAGACCACCCCGATCTAGCAAAATGGTGGATAGATGCAGAAGAAAGAACGGGGAGACAATTTGAGAGAGGGAGAAACATGAAAAAATTTGTAGATTTTGTTGATAGACAACAAGATTGGATATTTAACGATGAAGCGTACTTGTGCCAAACTGATAACGGGGAATGCACAGGATGAAAATAGTTGATTTATTTAGTGGTATCGGTGGCTTTAGTTACGCTGCTGAGAAGTTAGTAGGTGGATTTGAAACAATCGCCTTTGTAGAAAGAGAGCCTTATTGCCAAAAAGTCTTGCGAAAACATTGGCATAATGTTCCAATATTTAATGATATAAGGAGTTTTAATGGAAAAGAATTTAGAGACGCAGACATCGTTGTTGGAGGATTCCCCTGTCAGCCCTGGAGTGTGGCGGGAAAACAAGAAGGGCATCTTGATGAACAAGACCGTGACCTCTGGCACGAAATGGTTAGGGTTATTAAAGACGTACAACCTAAATGGATCATTGGGGAAAATGTGCGAGGCTTTGTTAACATGCCAATGGGCCTCAAACGAAGTCTCTTTGACTTGGAGAGCATCGGATATAGAGCCGTGCCATTTATTATTCCAGCTTGTGCCACAGATGCCAAACACAGACGAGAACGATGTTGGATTGTGGGCCACTCCGAACACGATGGATCATTTACCCCAAAGGTCAGAGGAAGCTACACTCCGAATGCAGAACGGACATCGGAAGGGTCGCAGCAAACCTTC